GTCACATCTAACAAGGTGTGGCCTTTTGTTATGGCTTAACGAAACAGAACCATAAGGCGGTGAGAGAACGTGACCATGATGGTATACATGACTATAGCATTGGACTTAATCATACGTGCACTCTTTGTGATGTTGTTGATTGCTGGTATCGTTCATACAGTTGTTTCTATTGGAGAGAAAAAGAAAGCCGTTAATGAACTCACTGTTATATCTAGACGGCTGCACATCCTTATGGACATTCCTATTAAGAAGGCTAGAGAGTTCATGAAGGGTAATGATAATCACAAAGAGTAACACGTGAACCATCATAAACCCATTGATACCAAGGCTTTGGGTCCTTCCTGGGAGGGTGGGGTTATGCGGGGCTGGCGACGCCCGCGGCTTGCCTATTTTTATTTTAAAAATTTTACTTCGGAACTTCGGAATTGAGGTGAACAAATTGGACGGTTTTAAAGAGGAAAAAGGACGAGTGCTTATTCGTACAAATAAGCTTTGTGAATTGATTGAAATCAGCGACAGAACGCTAACGGATTGGAAAAGACAAGGGCTGACACAGCATAGTCGTGGTTGGTGGGATCTGCAGCATGTTTTAAAATGGCGAGGCGAAATTTATAACGGCGATTCCGAAACAAGTAAGTCTGTAAATCTTCAACAAAAAAAGTTAGAAGCAGAGGTTGCATTCAAAGAATCACAAACAGAGCTTGCACGTATCAAAATGGATATTGCTGAGGGCAAATACATTGAAAAAGAAATTGTTGAAGCTGAACTAACTCGCTTTTTCTTGGTTTTTAAAAAATCAGCCATGATGTTGCCTCGAAAACTAATTGGTTTCATCACCGGCTATTTAGATCCTATGGAATTACGAAAAGTAGAAAAGCAAATTTCGGAGCTTATAAATGATGCATTGAATCAAATGAGTGTGGATGGTGTTTATAATGCCAAGAAAAAATAAAAGTGAATTACCAACCTACTTAAAAAATGCTTTACGACATTTAAAGCCTCCTGAAAATTTAACTGTTAGTCAATGGGCTGAAAAATATAGAAAATTAGATCCTAAAACTAGTGCCATTCCGGGCCCATGGAGAAATGAAATGACACCTTATTTGGTTGAGATTATGGATGAATTTAATAATCCAGAAACAGAAGAAATAGTCTTTATTAAACCAACACAAGTTGGTGGAACAGAGGTTTTATTAAATGTTTTAGGCTATGTAGTTATGCAGGATCCTAATCCAGCCATGGTTGTATATCCAACGGATGACTTGGCCGAATCTGTATCAGAAAATCGTATACAACCAATGTTCCTACTATCAGGAGAACTAAAAAACAAGTTTAACAAGAATGGATCAAGTCGATTAGAACTACAGTTTGATGGTATGTATTTATCATTGACTGGCGCAAATTCTCCAGCGTCTTTATCTTCAAAAGCAATGAGGTATTTATTACTCGATGAAGTAGATAAGTATCCTGGTGCATCTAAAAAAGAAGCTGATCCAATTAAGTTGGCGCGTGAGCGTACTAAAACATTTTCGAATAGTAAAGTTTTCATCACATCCACACCAACTATTAGAACTGGCCATATTGCAAAAGCAAAAGAAACAGCTGATGTAGTTAAGCATTTCTTTTTACCTTGTTGTCATTGTGGAGAAATGATAGAGCTAAAATTTAAACAAATAAAATGGCCAAAAGAAGAAGGTATGAGCGAAATCGATCGAGCTGAGTTTGCGCATTATGTATGTCAAGAATGTGGTTGCATCATTACGGATCAACATAAAATTCAAATGCTGAGGCTAGGGAAATGGGAACCTGTAGAACAACGAACTAAATTTCCTCGTAAAGTTGCTTACTGGATGAATACTTTGTATTCCCCGTTTGTAACATTCGGATCCATTGCAAAAGAATTTTTAACATCAAAAGATGATCCTGAAGCATTTCAAAACTTCGTCAATTCCTGGCTAGCAGAAGTTTGGGAAGATACAAAATTAAAAACTAATGCGGATATGGTTAAGGAGCGACAAACTGATATTCCTGAATTTACTGTACCTGAATGGGCAGAGCTATTAACTGCAGGTGTCGATGTCCAAGAAACAAGTTTATACTATACAATTCGAGCTTGGGGAAAATATATGACTTCTCAATTAGTGGCAAAGGGTCAAGTATCAAGTTTTACTGATATTGAAAACATCATGAATGCTGAATTTTATAAGGATAATGGCGAAAGAATGATAGTTAATGCAGCTGGAATTGATTCAGGGGACCAAACAGATGAGGTTTATGATTTTTGTGCTCGTAATAGTGAATGGGCAGTTCCCATCAAAGGTGTAGGTGATGGGCTTCATCACTTCCGGATTAGTATGGTCAATCGCACATCATCATCAGCTTATGGTATGCAGTTAATTCTTATTGATGGTGGTAAATATAAAGATATGATTGCATCACGGATGAAAAAGAAAAATGGAACTGGCTCATGGATGGTGTATAAAAATATTGATGATGATTATGCGGAACAAGTTACCGCAGAACATAAAATTAATGAAAAACGTAGTGGCCGAACAGTTTCTATTTGGGTAAAGAAATCTTCTCATGCCGATAACCATTATCTTGATTGTGAGGTCTATGATTTTGCAATGGCAGATGTTTTAGGCGTTAGGACGTTGCATTTATTGCAAGAAGAAACACCGCCTGAAGCGAATGTTAATGAAGTTGCTGAGGAATTTAATAATGATTGGCTGGGTGGTAATAAAAAATGGATGTAGGAGGTAAAAGGAATGGAACAATTAAAGAAGGGAGCCACCGCTGGAACGATGGCTACTGATAAAACTAATTTTTTTCCAAATGCTTCTGATAAGCAATGTAATCAGCAGCAATACCATGTTGAAGGGCTGATTGGTACAGGCGTAATTCATCCTCATGAAACGATGGAATCTGCTCTTCGCGAATCTCGAACTCGTGTTCAAAACTTATGATATCCCAAAGGAAATTTTTATTGTATTCTATTGCACGAAGTTTGGCGCTTTCTATATCACTTGAAATTACCCAGACATGTGCCCTTGCCCCTGCAATACTTTCATAGTTTTCGTTTTCTTGCATGGGTACAACGTTAATTACAAATAAATATGGATTTAGATTTTGCATATAATCACCACCTTTATATGAAAATATTACCACATCCAAGAGGGATAAGGAGTTGAGAGTCTATGAATATTTCAGAGCAATTACAGCAAGTAAACAATGCGATTGCAGCTATTGAAATTGGTGGCCAAGAATATCAAATTGGTTCGAGGCGTTTAAAGCGTGCTGATTTATCCTTACTTTATCGGCGTCAGAAAGAGCTTCAAGGGGAATTAGAAGCTGAAAAGTCAGATGGCATTGGCTTGGCCAACACATCTGTCGCCTTATTTGACAGAAGGTAGGTGGGAAAATGAATTGGTTAGATCGAACAATTGCCTGGTTATCTCCTGAATCTGCATATAAACGTTTAGGTTATCGAAAAGCTGTTAATGACATGCGTTCATATGATGCAGCAGGTGATGATCATTTAAACGCAGGGTGGAGAGCTGTAAATGCAAAGGCTGAATCTACCGATGGTATGTATCGTGATACAATTCGTGCGAGAAGCCGTGATTTAGAACGAAATAGCGACATATTAGAGAGTGTTGTCCTAGCATTTGAGCGAAATGTTGTTGGTGGAGGCTTTAAGTTACAAGCAAAAACTGAAAATGAAAACTTGAATACAGCTATAGAAACATTATTCAAATTGTGGTGCCGGCCTAAAAATTGTGATGTCACACAGCAACAGAGCTTTTCAGAAATATGCCAAATGCTTGTGCGCCGCCAAAAGGTTGATGGCGGGATTATTGTTGTCTTGAGATATGTTGATGATGGGGTTGTACCTTTGTCGTTACAAATATATGAGGTAGATGATTTAGATACAATGATGCCTACAACAACTACTAAAAAGATTGTGAATGGTATTGAATACAATGCGTATAATCGGCCAGTTGCCTATTATCTTAAAAAATATGATGCATATGGAAACTATATCGGTACATCTGAGCGAATTGACGCTAAAGATGTGCTTTTTTTATTCAAGAAAAAGCGTCCTAGTCAGTTACGAGAAATGAGTGAATTGTCCTCAACACTTCCGAGGGTTCGAGATATGAACCAATTTATGGAGGCTGTCAGTGTAAAAGAAAGAGTAGCTGCATTGCTTGCGGTGTTAATTAAGAGAATGACACCTAATGGTACTGGGGCGGTTGGACGAGGAAATGGCCAACCTGATAAACGAACTGGATACGCTGGCAAAATGCTTAGTCCAGGTATGATGATGGAATTAAATCCGGGAGATGACGTACATGTTGTTCAGCCTCCAGCACAGGCTGCTAACTCAGCTGAATTTATTCGTTTACAACAACGCCTTTCCGGTTCAGCTCAAGGAATTTCCTATGAAGTTGCAGCACGTGATATGTCACAAGTCAACTATTCATCAGCTCGTCAAGGGCTATTAGAGGACCAAAAAACGTATTTAATGCAGCAACAATATTTAATCGATCATTTTTTTATCCCTGTATATGAGGCTTTCATTGAATCAGCTGTTTTGGATGGAAAAATCAGTATTAAAGACTTTTATACAAAAAAAGAGAGCTACCTACAACATGTATGGATTGCACCAGGTATGAAATGGATTGATCCTCTTAAAGAAGCAAATGCCAATAAAATTGCATTGGAAACAAATCAAACGACACTTGCAGAAGTTGTAGGGAATACGGGGAATGATTGGCGTGAAATCATTGATCAACGAGCACGTGAAATTGAATATATGAAGGTAAAGGGGGTGATAAGTAGTGAGTCCAGTACAAAATCCGAAGAAATCGACAAACTCATCACAGAAACCGATGACGAAAAATCAGAAGATGAATCGTGATTTATCCTTTGACATTCGTTCATTAGATGATGAAAAGCGTACATTTGAACTGTCTTTTTCATCAGAAGAACCATACCAACGTTGGTTTGGTCCAGAAATTCTATCACACGAACCAGGTGCAATTGATTTAAGCAGATTAAATGAAATTGGCGTGCTTTTGTACAACCATAATCGTGACAAAGTAATTGGCCGGATAGATAAGGCATGGACAAAGGATAATCGAGCGTATGCACAAGTTACCTTTGATGAAGATGATGAATCAGATGTGATTTATCAAAAAGTAAAATCTCAAACTCTTAAAGCTGTATCAGTTGGTTATCAAGTTGAATCATGGGAAGAAGTTGCACCTGGTAAAACTTCTGCAAATGGTCGTCACGTGGGACCGTGTAGTGTCGCTTTAAAATGGCAACCATATGAAATTAGCATCGTGTCTGTTCCAGCTGATGCATCAGTAGGAGTGGGCCGCGATATGGACGAAGAACTTGAGCAAGAAATACAAGAAAAAGGCGACTATTCGTATTATGAACGCCAAATTTTACTTAATGAAAACCTACTTGGAGGGAAAAAATAATGAATTTACTACAAATGTTAGCACGCCAAAAGGCGATTATTGATGCTGCAAAAGCAGAAGGGAATCGCGCATTATCGGTTGAAGAAAAGCGAGAATTTGATGAATTACAGGGTAAAATTGATGCTCTACGTGCACAAGGCGATCCGAATGAGCCAACGCCAGATCCAATGGACAAATCACAACGAACACTTGAAGCTGAACGTCAACGAGCACTTGAAATCACATCACTTTGCCGAGAGTTTGGTATTGCATCAGATGAATACATCGAAAAGGGGCATTCAATTGATCAGGTTCGTCAATTCATTCTTGAAAAACAAATCAAAGATCGTGCGCCACAACCTTCAGGCATTCAAATGGGGAAAGATGAGCGTGATAAATTCCGTGATGCAGCTGCAGATGGATTAGCTTTACGTGTTGGTATGAACATAGAAAAGCCAAATGATGGTGCTGGTGAATTGCGTAATTTATCCTTACGTGAATTAGCAAAAGAATCATTGATTATTGAAGGTGTAAATAACGCTTATCGATTAAGTGATGATGAGCTTTTACGTCAACATTTAACACCAACATCTTTATTTACAAATATTATCGATCAAACAGCTCGTAATGTATTCCAACAAGCATATACAGACGCAGCTACAACATATCAACATTGGACACGCCGTGGAACATTAACGGACTTCCGTCCAACTAAAACGTATCAAGTTGGAACTGCAGGTGAACTATTACTAGTTTCAGAGAATGGTGAATTAAAACATGACGATCCTAATGGTGTTGAAGGACCAACACGTCAATTATTAACGTATGGTCGTCAATTCTCCATGTCGCGCCAGGCATTCATCAATGATGATGTAAGCTTTATTGAAACAATTCCAGCACTATACGCTCAATCGGCACGACTTGGAATTAACCGTTTGGTCTATCAAACTTTAGCCAAAAACCCTGCTATTTGGGATGGTAAGACGCTTTTCCATGCGGATCATAAAAATGTTATGGGTACAGGCGGAGTACCATCAGTTGAAACATTGTCACAAGCACGCCAGCTATTAAGAAAACAAACGGCTGCAGGTGGTGATGTGAAATTAAATATTCCTGCACGTTTCATGTTGGTACCTACTACACTTGAAACAAAAGCTGGCCAATTAATTGGTTCAACTGTGGATCCGTCACAAGTAAATCCTAATATTCCTAACCCATTCTACAATCAATTTACAATCGTTTCAGATGCAGAGCTTGATGATGCAAGTGTAAATGGTGAATTAGAGTGGTATGTAACTTCTGATAAACTACGTTCACCAATTCAAGTCGATTTCCTGAATGGAAAAGACATGCCAACGATTGTGATGAAACAAGCACCAGCTGGCCAACTAGGTTTCCTTTGGGACATTTATATGGATTATGGTGTAACAGTTGTAGATTATCAAACAGTAGTTAAAAACAGCGGTAAATAAGAAAGGGGTTAAAACATAATGGCACAAGCAAAATATGTACAACGTGGCGAAACAATCGACTTTATTAATAGTTCAGGTGCTGATATTGAAGCTGGTGAGGTTGTTACTTTATCAAGTCGTATTGGTATTGCAGCTACAGCTATTCCTGTTGGTACAAAAGGGGCTATCAATGTAATGGGGGTATATGATTTGCCTGCCCTTGCTACAGAAGCACTAACGATTGGCCAACCAGTATATTATAAAGATGGTAAGGTACAGGCTACCGAGGCAGATGCAATACCTGCAGGTTGGATTATTGAGCCAAAATCACAGACTGGCACTATTGCTCGATTAAAAATAGATTAATGGAGGTAATTAAATGGCCATTATTTTAGAAACGATCACTCATGTATGGTTTGCTGGACGAATGATTCCACCAGGTGAAGTTTTTTCAGCAGATGATGTCTTTGCTACCAAATTAATTGAAGGGGGATCTGCAAAAGTTACAAGTTCTATTGAAAGTAACGATGAACAAGTAAACGCTGCACCTGAAAACGAAGAACTGGAAACTGCACTTGAAGATAGTAAGGATGAACAACCAAAAGGTCGCCGGTCGAAAAAAGTAGATGATGATCTTGAATAAAACATTTAAGGATTTTTTATTACATGATGTAAATAATGTTTTTGTTAATCAAGATGAATTTGCTGAGAAGGCGATAATTGAAGGTGTTGAAATGGATATAGTGCCAGATACCGATTTGATTTCTCCAGCTGACAAGAAATATCAAGTTGCTGCTTATGATGTAGTATTCCATGTTGCAAGCTCTTATTTTGAAGATATTCCACAAGCTGAAAAGTTGATGAATTTCAATGGTCGTGACTACATGATTGAAAGTGTGAGCAACGATATGGGTATGTTAAAAATCACCTTATCGAGGAATAACTCATGAGCATGCGTGTTGTAATTGATGAATCTGAGTTACAAAGTGTTCGGCAACGACTAGGCGAACTGCAACACAAAGCGCCAAATGTTATCGCAAATGCTTTAAATCGATCAGTATCTAACATCAAGTCTAATGTTCCAAAGGAAGTTAGAAAAGACTATCACGCTAAAGTTGCAGATATTAAAGCGACTCTGAAAGTTTTTAAAGCGAGTGCATCAAAATTACAAGCTGAAGTTAAATCTAGTGGTAAAACATTGGGCCTGGACAAGTTCAAAGTATCACCTAAGACAGTTAATCCCAAACGTAAAAGTCAGCTCAAAATTGCTGTTAAGAAAAATGGCACGAAGCAAATATTAGGGGCGTTTATAGCAAATATTAATGGCACCAAAGTATTTAAACGTGATGGGGAAAGTAGACTGCCAATTGGCCGTTTAATGGGTCCATCAGTGCCACAAATGATTGGCAACGAAACAATAGTTGATAAGATTAACCAAGATGCATATACAACATATGAAACTCGCACTAATCATGAAATTAATCGCTTGTTAAGTAGATTGGGGGCTAATTAGTTGTCAACGGCATTAAATTTAATGGATGGATTAGTTGAGCGTTTAAGTGATATATTACAAGATTTCCCGTTAAAGCTAGCTGGTTCAACACCAACAAAATTTAATATTTATCGGCATAAAGTACCTGAACAATTAAATAATCGAGTGAAAATTAAAGGATCCAAGGAAACGCAGGAAGATGTGTTTCCTTTTTGTGTGGTCAAAATTGACACTTTTTCAAAAGAGGCAAATGTTTCGAATCAAGAAACAGCTGTAAATGTATTTATCGGTGTTAAAAATGACGGGTACGAAGGGCAAGGATATGACGATGTGTTGTCTTGCATGCAGCATATTTGGAATGACTTAAATGAAAATCCTATCGTAGCAAGTTTTTTCAAAATTAAATATGAAATCGATTGTGCTTTGAATGAAGATGATGCAGAAACGCACCCATTCTACTATGGGATAATGCGTCTAAGTTTCGAAAGCCCGTCGATTCAGTATATGGGAGGTTATTAGAATGGCGAACGAACGAATTAAAGAAGAAGCAAAGGCCACGACTGAGCAAGTCAGTGATGCGATCAAATCAGCTTCACCAACTACATCTGAAGAAAAGGTTGCTATTCATAAAGAGAAAGTTTTACAAAAAATATTCGTGGGTCCCAATTTATTAGGGTTACCCAAATATACAGTGGTCGAGTCTATCAAAGTTCCACACATTCAATCTTTTATTAAAGAGTGTCCAGAAATCGAAAAACTGTTTATTGCAATTGATAAAATGGCAGAAATAGAGGCACGAATAACACAAAAAGGAACTTTAGAACATCGTTATTATAATAAAGTGGCTGAATTCAAATTTGGAAAGGGTGATCAATAATGGCTGGATATAAACATGGTGCCTATACCTACGAACAACCTACTTCAATCGTTCCACCTGTTGAATCAATTGCAGGTCTAACTGTAGTTTTTGGTACAGCACCAATTCATCTATTAGATAATCCATCTGACGCTGTAAATAAAG